GATCCGCCTATTATTGTTTGGCCACTTGTTGTTACATAAGTAAAGTGTGCAAAATGCTCTGAACCATATTGTTCTATTGTAATAATATTATTATTTGAAACGCCGTCTTGAAATGTTACGGCACTAGCATCTGTTTCGATATAGTCATGAGTAGGACGTAGTTTTACACCATCTTTATATACAGAAATATTACCAGGAGTATAACTTAGAGGCCCTTGACTATCAGATGAACCTTTAAATAATACTTGTCCAGTATTAGAGGTAAAATCAAATTGCTGTACTGCTAAAGATGCCCTAATTGCAACATTTGCAGTATGTCTTGAATTACCTTGATAGACAGCATCGCCTCTAAATGTAACTGGAGCATTGAAATTGAACCCCTGCATTGCAGTTACAACTTCATTAAAAACAACTGAATCTTGAAAAGTAGCGTTGCCAGAAAACTCTGTATTACCTGAAAGAGTTAGATTTGTAGTTCCTACGTCTTGAGGATTTCCAAATGAAAGTTGTCCAGCACCATTTGTTCTGAGTATTTGATTTGAAGTACCATCAGCACTTGGAAACGTAATATTACCATTTGCAATAGAAAAGCCACCAAGCCCTACTGAAAGAGTGTGAGGATTAGATCCTAGTTCAAATACGTGTGTAGTGTTGGCTGAGTATAATCTTCCGTCACGGGTATTAAGGGCTAATTCAGCCGCAGTAATATTATCAAGTGTGGGTATTTTACCTTTAACGGAGGTACGTTTTAAACGTATTATATTCGCCATATCTATGGTGCCTATTCATTAACCCTATGTAGGGCGGTAGATGTAATTTTACTAATCTATTATATAATAGATTCGAACTTTTGTCAACTATTAACTACCATCAAATGAACCACAGTCTATGATACAGTTTCTTGTAGTCATGAAATGTAATTCTCCAGGCGCATTGAAACCATCTGTATATCCATTACCCTGTCCGTCAGTTAAATTAATACCTCCAGAAGCTTCGATATGAGGAGTAGTGGCCGCAGTTATAGCTCCGCCAGTTGTACCAAATGCTAGGTGTCCTACAGCTAAAGCTCCATATTGAAATGCTGTTGCATTTGTATGATTGAAGCTAGTGCTTGGTATATCGGTACTTTCAGAGAATAGTATAAAACCACCTTTTTGTGTAGTTCCGTTCCATGTTGTAGCTGAAGCATCTCTTACTAAACCAGCATGTCTTTGAGGATTTCCACTCTCTGATGAACGATATTCTCCGAAAAAACCTATATCTACAGTATCACCAGAATTATTTCCTTTTGCTAAATGGATAATTGGATCTTCTACAATTAAGTTAGTTGTGTTAACTGTTGTTGTAGTACCATTAACAGTTAAATCTCCAGTAACTTCTAAATTACCTGTAACATCTAAATCGTCACCAACAGTAACAGTTGATGTAGCCGCTCCTAGATTTATAGCTGTGGCGTTTGTTGCAGTTAGATTTCTTCTTAGTGTTACATCTTGAGGTAATCTCGCTGTCACTGCGGCAGTTTCAGTACCTGAACCAGATACTTCAATTTCGTTTGCTGTTCCTGCTAATGTAGCTAGATAGTTTCCAACTGAATCAGTGCCTAGTACAACTGAGTCTGGTTGTATTGCCGCAACACCACTTGCATCTACTGCTACATCGCCTGAGATTATGTCTAGAATAGAACCTATATCGGCTTTCTTTACATTATTACTATCTTCACTATCAGAAAGTATTATTTCATCACCTACAACAGGTGTTGCTTTATCAGTACCACCATTAACATTTAAGTTGTCAATTGGAAATGCTGAGAAAGATAAGTAAGTCTTTAGTTGTGATGCTAAAACTCTCTTAGTAGTGCCATCATCATCAAGAAGAAGCTGATCGGCATCTAAAATTGATATTGCATTACCATTTGTTGCAGAAGATATATCTATAGATTCACCACCAACTTTATCGGTTGTTGTGATTTTAGCAAGTTTACTATCTGCTATCGCCGCTCCAGCACCTATATGAGTGTCTAAGATATTATTACTACCAGTAGTAAAGATTGTTCCGTTTTCATTTGGTAATTTTATTTCAAAATCACTACCAAATATACTGGTAGCTGGTTTTAGTGTTGTCTTATTAGTACCACCACCAGAAGCTTCGAAAAAGTTTATTTCAGCTTGGGCGGCTGATCCTTTTGTAAGATTTAAAGAACCTTCTGTTACAGTTAAATCTCCAATTGTCGATGTTATTGCACCACTGAATGTTGCCGCTCCACTATTACTAGTATCTAGCTTTAGCATGTCAATGGCAGATGATCCTGATGGAGTACCTTGAAGTATTATGTCTTTATCAGATTGTGCTGGACGTAGTTGAAAATCAGCCGAATCACTTGGTAAAATTAAACCATAGTTTGTACCATTTTCAGCAAAGCTAACAACACCTTGTCCGGCAGTACCAACATCAAGAGTAATACTATTTGTAGCATCTATTTTAAAAGTTCCAGTATCTGTTAAAACCCCGGCGTTGATTGTTGTAGTATCAGCAACTAAAGAACCACCTGTTATAGCATTTGTAGCAGTTATGGAATCTCCTACAACAACCGCACCACTAAAAGTTGCCTTACCTGCAAGTGCCATATCTATGTCTAGGGCTGTAATGGCTGTAGTATCGTCTGTTCCTTTTATTGCAAAGTTTTTGTCGGCTGTGCTAACTGTAAGTTCTACATCTCCTGAATTGTTTGCAATATCTAATACTGATGCGCCAGCATCCTTTATTGTTACGTTTGCACCATCAGCATCTAGAACGATATCACCAGCACTATCTAGTGTTAAATCTCCTGATGCTGTTACTGTTGAACCATCAACTGTTATAGTATCAACTACGAGAGCGCCACCAGTGATTTGTCCTGTTGTAGTGATTGTTGATGCACCGTTGTTTATGTTACCAAAGCCCGAAGTAATACTACCTGAATCTAATGCACCAGTTAAGACAAGATTAGGCATTGCAGTGATTTCGTCATCTAAGTAAGCGGCCAAAGTTTCAACTTTGGTTTGTGTCATAGTACCGCCTTGATTCATTACGATACCATGTCCATCTGCTACCGCTGTTGTTCCTACAGTTGCACTACCATCTACAATATTGAGTTCTGTTGCTGTTGCATCTACTGCGGCTAACTTTGTAAAGTCAGCTTTTACTAGTCCTGCTACATTATCAAGTAAGTTTAATTCTGTTGCTGTTGCAGTTAGTATTACATTTTCATTTAATTTTGGTGAAGTTAATGTTTTATTTGTAAGAGTTTGGATATGATCTTTAAATACAAATTCATCATCACCAGCTAATAATGGTAATGTAACTGTTCTGTCTGCGGCTAGTTCGCTTACTGCAAATACATATTGGTGATCGGCAGTTGTGTCATTAATTTGAGGTGTTGTTAATACTGGACTTGTAAGTGTCTTATTAGTAAGTGTTTGTGAGCCAGTCAATGTTGTTACAGTAGAATCGATATTGATTGTAATTCTATCATTACTATCAGAACCCACTGTTCCTATTCCAGTTCCACCCAGTATTGCTATAGAACCAGAAGAAGGTTCTACTTTAGTGCCATCGTCAAAAGAATCTGCTGTTAAATCTGTTACTGTTCCACCAGCGGCTGAAAATGTTAAAACTCCTGCTGATGAAGTTCCTGTTCTTGTTACTGTAACTGTGTCTGATCCTTTGATTTCTAACACACCGTCTGCCACATTTGTTCCAGAAGAAGTTCTGTTAAGAGTAACTTTTCCTCCTGATCCCGCTGGTAAGCCAGATACATTTTCTATAGTTAAATCGTAAGCATCACCACCAATCTTTTTGATATTGTTATTTTCATCTTTACTAAAAAGTATTCCGTCAGCTAAGTTGACGGCCAGTTCTCCATGAGCTAGTTCACCTGGGGCGGGTTGGACTCCTGTGCTATCACTTCTTTTAATTTGTACTACGTTTGCCATTTTAGACTAACTCCTATAATTAAAGCTTTATATTTATTCTTTATTTATAATTACTAATTTTTCGGCGGAACTATGTAATCTCTAAGACTTTTTCTAACTTGTCTACCAGTTTCTTTCAATCTTTGTTCCCATAATGAATTATTGTTTAACTTTCTTTTAAGAAATTCAATATCTTCTTTTGCAATGTTTAATTCATTCTGAAGTTGTGTAACTCTATCATCTATTTCTTTTTTTATACCTTGAGGAACAGGCATATTTTCATTATCATCTTTTAGTTCATCATATTTATTCGAAAGATCCCTATACTTTTGTCGTTCAGTATCATAAATTTTTTGTATTTGTACTAAAGTACTCTGCCATCCTCTCGCAATTGATCTTTTGAGTTTTATTTTTTCTTCTTTCTCTTGAATAAGTTTTTCAGGACGTATTCTTCTCTTCCACACTAAATCAATATTTTCTTCATAATATTCGACTTCTTTTCTAAGAATTAGTAACTCTTGATTATTACTATTTAACAATTTCAAACCATTTTCAAAGGCCTGTCTTTGACTTTTAACTTCATTTTTTTCTTTAATTAAATCTTTTTTTCTTTGTTTGATATCTTTCTCAAGTGTGTATATTCTAGCTTTTAAAGCTATAATTGTTTCATGTAATTGTGCTACCGCTTCATTACTAGATTTTTCAAAAGTCTCAGCATCTATATAATCACTCATAATTAACTACCTGTAAAGTTTCCTCCATTAACGCCAGCAAAAGATGGTGTCCCATTTGCGGCAACTTGAAATATTTCTCCACTTGTTCCTGTTTCAAAACCAATTCTTTTATTGAATGTTCTTCCGATTAGAACTCCGTTGTTTATATGATTACCCAGTCTAAGTTCATTAATTGTTGCTACTTTTTGAATAACAACATTTGCAGACTTCACAGTACTATTTGCACCAGATACTGTTAAAGCTTTAGGAGATGTTGTATTTGCCATTGATATAGTATTAGCTTGTACTATTTTAGCTCCTACTGTAACAAAGTTATTTGCCGATGTAATACCTTTTGTACCTATATATCTTGCGCCTGTTATATAAACAACTTTTGATCCATCTATCGATGAGGGTAAATTTGTTCCAATAAAATGTAATATACCAGCTTCATAATCAAAAAACCATTCATCATCATTACCAGAACCAGTGGGAAACAATTGTGTTCCAGTTGATGTAGCATCACTTACGCCACTTGTGTCTGAATAAACTTTTACAAGATACGTTGAACCAAATTGTGTAGGTATCCAATCTGTCTGGCCTGTTTTCCAAGTTCTATTTGCTGTTGAAGTGTTATCTTCTGTAGTTTCTACGGCAGTAGTACCGCTATAAATTCTAACATGTGTAGTTGTAGATTCTGGTATTGTAGATGGTATTTCATGTGCTTGAGCCCATATAACATCTCCTCTCATTAGTAGAGGTGAATCTATGGCTTCATTAGGAGCTTTTTTCTGTGCATTAGTATCCGTTTTAGCCTTACCATAACCAAGCTTCTTCCATAAGTAATCTACTTTTTTTGAATCAGTTATTGCCATTAACTAGGTACTCCTATTGATAGTGCTGTTAGACTATCATCACTATTTAGAACTACTGAAATAAGTATCTGATTATTAAAAGAGTTTGATGAAGAGACTGTACCTAGTGTCATTGTAAATGTTTGGTTACTATAGTTTGTGCCGTCTACAATTTTATCTGAACCTGTTTCTGCAATACCATTACTTCCGTTACCACCACTACCTGTATTTGTTCCAGGAACACCAGAACCTGCATATTGTATTGATGCATCTCCCCAACCATTTATACCTGATGCAGAATCCATTGCAGTGTTAGGAACAGCAACAAAAAGTCCCGATACTTTACCTGTAAGTGTAATGCTAAAACGTGAAACTGTGGTTCTCTTAAATGCAAAAACGAAATGCTGTGCGCCTGATCTTCCTGTATTTAAATCTGGGCCTGCTGGTAAATAACCACTTGACAAATCAGTTGTAAGATGCTTTAATGTGTCATATCGAACTATGGCTTCAGTAGTACCTGCTACTGTTTGTGCGCCAGTAAAAACATTATTTACATAGTAATCTGTAGAATTACTAAATGTTGGAGTGCCACCTGTCAGTCCGTGTATACGTTTACCATCTGTATCGAAACCAGCACCAAGTGAGTCTGATACTGGTATGTTTAACTCATCAAAAGTTTTACTTCCATTATAAGCTTGTATTATGGGTGCTGATAATATTGTGGCACTGCCAGTTCCGTTAGAATTTTTTGCACGAACTTGTAATTTTTCTGCACGTTTACCACCACCATTTACATTTACAGTTAAACTTGCAAGAGCATATGGCTCGGTAACGCCTATATCAACTAAAGGTACACCAGAAGATAACATTGTTGATGTGCCATCAATATTAGCATAAGTATATTGATTTGTTCCTAAAGCATCACCCGATGAACCTTCCATATTAGTTGAATTTTCAACCAGAACTGGTGATGTTGTATCTTGATAAGTTTGGCCAGTAAAATTAGATACTTTTACATTTGCAAGTGTTAATGTTGCATCATTAGTATAATATGGTATACCTGAAATATAAGACAACGTACCCGCAGAAGCTTGAGTTAATGTTGTAGTTGATAAATCTATTGTTGGTGTATTTGTTCTATTATCTTTAATAAATCTTATAGTGTTTGTATTTCCACCTGTTGATTGTAATTGATAAGAATGTAGTCCAGTTGTATGGCCACTTTTAGATACTCTTGCTTTGAAACCAAAAAATAATTCTGGTGCATGTATTCTACTATTGACTGCTACAGAATTTCCTGAGGCATCAAAACCATTGAAGTCAGTATCTTCATCTATGATTAAGTTACCATAAGTACCTGCATCATCCGTATCACCATCTGTAATTACTCTAGCACCACTTGGACTTGCATCGATAAAAGCAGTAACACTTCCGCCGATAGCTTGATAAAATAATGAACCCATAGCCGCAGTTGCAACTGCACCAGATGTAATAACTCTTGTCACATTATCTCCAGCAGTTACTCCAGTAACACTGTTTGTTGTAAAACCAGAAGCAACTCTTGGATTCGTTCCTACTGATGATGTATTGAATGCTATTGTTTTTGTTCCTAAAGTATTTGGACTCGCAATTGATAAATCAAATATTTTAATTTGACTAGTAGATGTCAGAGGAAATATTGATGAGTCATATCCAGCGGTAACAGGCATTGTGAGTGTGACAGTATGTCTACCAGTTCCTGATGCATTTGTATAAGTATGTGCTAATCTTCCACCTTGAGGCCCACCACTTTCAGTTTTTCCCGTTATATTTTCAGCAGAACCACCTTCGCCCCAATCTATAGAAAATGTTGCAGTAATCGCAGTGTTTGGAACATTTGTTGTATTATTCTGCATATAGATGACTTCACCTGTATTTGCACTTGTTACAACATTTCCACCAGACAGTTCATCATGAATTGTGAAACTAGGTACAGGATCAGCTAAGAATATGGTTATATAATTTGAACGTGTGAATGAAGCAGTTGAACCTTTAGAACCTGAAATTGCATTATGATTTCTAGCAGTAACTACAACTGTATATGGAGAGCCAGCATTCGATGTATATGTATGACTTGGTGTTGTATCAGTTACGTCAGTATCAGTGGAGCCATCACCCCAATTGATATCAAATCTAGTTGCATTTCCTGTTACAGTTAGAGTTAAAGTGACAGTTGTGCCTGCACCACCTGCAGTTATATCTGAAACAAAAGTTACATCACGAACATATGTATTTTTAAAAATATTAAAAGAAGTTTCGTTGATATTATCAAGAACAGTAATTAAATTATCACTAGCTTGAAATCCTACCGAAGCGCCATCATTTAATGTATTGAAAGTACCACCTAATGTTGTGCCATCTGCCGTTGTACTTAGATTGGCTATTTCATCATCTACATATTTCTTTCTTGCGGCATCTGTATCTTCTGTCGGAGTTGCTAAACCTTTTACGCTCGTAGAAAATAAATTTGCATACTTTAATCCAGGAGAACCTAAATTAAAAATATTAGAACTTGTTGGTATGATACTAGTATTAACTGTAGCACCAAGATTTATGACATCACCACCATCACCAAGATTGATTGTGCTACCTCTGAGTATGATAGCGCCGTTGACAGTCAGATTATTTCTTATCGATATATTATTTGCATGAAGATGTGTATTACTCGCTTGTATGACACCTGACTTTATAGTCATACCTTGATTGAAAAAGGCTCTGGGTGTTTCGATTGTAAACGATGTATTCGCTACTAGATTAGCCGCTTCAAAGTTAGAAGTATTTAATGTCTGCGTACTAAGAGTACCTATTGCGACATTTTGAATAACACCATCTATTAGTGTATCTTTTGTAATTGTAATTGTTTCGCCAGTATCAGATAAATTTAAATTACCTAACTTGATAGTCTGGCCAGATAGAAAGAGAGTTCTAAATCTTTTTCCTGGAGAACCTAAGTCATAAGCATTATTTGTATCAGGTATTAATGCACCTTCAACTGTATATTTTAATCCTGAGTATAACGAAGAATTTTGTCTTAAACGAATATTACCTGAACGTAATTCAAATAGTTGAGTATTCGCATTATAAACAAGAATAGATTCGCCATTTGCTATAGCAGTACCAGATGTAAACGTATTACCATTTACATCGTTAAAATCTCTTAATCTTGTTTTAGTGGCCGCTTGGTTTTTTAGAGTAAGATTTTGTGTTGGTTTATCAAACTCAACATTTACATTACCTTTATTTGAACCTAGCGTAACATCAAAGTCCGCCATTTTTAACTACTCTCGTTGCTACGTGTTACTTGAGGCGTTACTGTGACTATCCCTTCTACTAATCTTGATCGTGTATTTGCACTATCTGTTACTTCAACATCATATAGATATCTACCTGCGGCTAAATTTGCAGTCTGAACTCTTGAAAGTTTTAAAGTTATTTGTCCACTTGTTCTAGGTGATTCAAAAACAACTTGCATATTATGTGCAGTTGTTGAAGTATAATGCTTTCTTATTTGTGCATGTCCAACATAACTTGCTAGATTTACTTCAGTTCCATTTGTATCTCTGACTGTTATTGTTGTACTGAAATCTGCACCTTGATCAACGACTATGTTTGCTTTAGCACTCATATTAACACCCTTGTTTATGTACTATTTATAATATGAGTGCTATAAGTAATCTGCTATATTCTCTTCTCTCCAAGCAAAATAACCATCTGGCTCAGTTATTTTTCTCCATATGAAGAATGATAATTGAAACTCTGCTCTAGCCTTTCTATAAGCTGTGGCAGTTTCTATGGCTTTCTCTATACCATCCACTGCAACTGAATTGCCTAGATAATCTGTAACCATAAAAGTATCTTCATCATCGGCGTCTTTCATACTTTTATTCATTATTACTCCACCATATTCATCAAAGTCAACAGGTTCTACATCTGAAGAAACTAATGGTTCTCCTACTCTCTCTGTAACTAATTCATCTAATCTAGCTTTTATTTCTTCTACAGTCTTGTTATTTAATACTTCTTTTGTACCTTGTGTTTCATAACCATCTATTGTTATATACCAATCATTTGTTACAGTATGATTATTCCAATATGTTACGGCTTCAATAGGTGCTGGTTTTGTTTTATCAATCATCCAAAATGAGTAACCATATGGCCCTTGATTCTCGTCAAACCACCATTGTTTATCTTTAGATTTTATTTCTTCTTCTGTTAAATCTGGATTTCTGTCTTTAGTAGTAGTAACATAAACATTTGACAATTGTTTTAATAATGCTGTATCATCTTTAAAACTCGGTGTTACATCATTTTCATTATCTTCTTGAGAGTAGGCATCTTCTAATTCTTTTACTTTATCTTCGGGCCAATATGAATTAACAAATGTTCTATAAACAAGTAACCACTCAGAGATTGTCATCAAACCTGCATGACTTTCTCCATGTTCATTATATAAAGATAGATATCCTTTATCTTGTAATATTTTAAGTCCTATTTCATATCCTTTGTGAGCTTCATCACATAAATTAAGTGTTTTCTTCATCATATCTGCGTTCATATACATAATAATTATCCTGCTATTGATCCATGAAATCTATTGTTGTTGTGTGAAATACTTCTTCCGTTTCGATGTACGGCTCTACCACCGCCACCGCCGCCGCCTCCACCGGCGCCACCACCAGAAGCACCCCAACCACCGCCTCCAGCACCTTCGGCAGTTCCAGCACTTCCACCACCACCAGTAGAACTTCCTCCACCGCCACCTGCGTTTGATGTACCAGTCTTTCCACCAGATCCTCCAGATCCAGGAAATGCTCTACCGCCTCCTCCACCGGAGCCTGTTGTCGCTCTTGTTGTATTACCTTTATTTTGATCTCGGCCCCAGCCGCCTCCTCCTCCACCAGCTGTACCACCACGTCCTCTAACACCACTACCTTCAGCAAGTCCTGCCGATGAGTGTCTTATACCACCATCGGAACCTCTGCCACCTCCAGAATTACTACCTGCACCACCGCCTGTAGTACCACTTGCACTGGCGGCACGTCCGCCATCGCCACCTCCAGCACCTCCACCTCCACCGGCGGCGGCCGCCCGTGAACCACCATCTCTATATCTACCTGAACCTCCTCCACCTCCGCCGGCAGAACAAGTTCCGTTACTAAGGTTATTCCATCGTGTTACATTTGTTTCAAGAAGAAGTGCATGTCCTCCACCTGAGCCCCCTCCATTAGGAGCCTGTCCGCCTGTTCCTCCTTTACCCATAATATAAGCATAATTATCTACTTTTAATTCGCTAGGGAAAGAACCTGTTCTCATTCCATAATTATTTGTTGCAGTTGATAAATGATATCCGGCTTGAAGTGTTATACGAACTGGATTAGTTCCATTATAACCGGCGGAGTTTGCTAAGGATCTAAGATTTGAATTTGTACGAGTACCACCACTAATTGTTACTTCTGAGTAATCCATAGCACCTCGAAATTGACTTAGTGATATTGCACCCGAATTAGGTATATTTCCTCCTATTAAATCACCAGCAATAATACTACCATTTCTGTAGTATTCACTAAATTTTATTCCAGCACCTCCTGTTCCGCCTGTAGGTGAAAACTCGTCTTGTACATTTTTTATTGATATTGCGCCTGAAGATTGTAGTGCCATTTACTTACCTTTCAGTTCTTCTACCTCTTTCTTGAGTTCTTTTACAGCTTCAATGAGAACTGCACAAAGCTTACCATAATCTACAGACTTTGTTTGCATTTCATCATCTGATGTATGAACTACTTGAGGTAATATTTCTTCTACTTCTTGTGCGATAACACCTATCTTAGCATCATCGCTATCTTTCATATTATAATTAACACCACGCAAATTATCAACTTTATCTAATGCATTTTCTATCGTTGAAATATTTTCTTTTAATCTAGCATCTGAAAAAGCTGTAATATCGCCTTGTGCTACTATAGCACTGGCTACATTTAAATTTCCTGCAAAGGAGGCATTTGCTCCAGAACCAGTGAGCATTGTTGTAGTTCCAGATCTTATTTGTATATTATTACCGCTATTTGCAAGTACACCATATGTTACATTAGCATCTGAAAAAGCTACTTCACCGCCGTCTGCATTTAGAATGATATTATTTTGCACATCTAATGTTAAGTTACCAGAACCCACATCAATTTCATTACCATCTAGTGTTATGTTATCTACTGTCAAAGCACCCATAGAGAAAGATCCAGCGTTAGATATTTCCGTATTTGTTATGGAATTAGGTGCAATCTTTGCATTTGTTATAGCAC